CACACAGTTTACCACAAGTGTTGATGGTACTTCATTTACTTTTCAAACAAGAGAAGCTTTTACTGCAAACGATAATGGTTCTGGTACTTATCAATTTTTAAATAGTACAAGTGGAACTGGAATACCAGTTTTTGAAGGAACAGAAAAAACAAAAACATTTTTTGTTGGTGATACTTCAGACACACAAGTTTTTGTTATACCAGACATTACAATGGATATAAGTACAATCCGTGTAAGAGTGTTTCCAACTGCGTCTTCAACTACTTTCGAAACATATACGAGTTTAGTAGATGCTATTAGAATTACAGACGATTCAACTTTTTATCAAATTAAAGAAACACCAAACGGTTTTTATGAAATAGTTTTTGGTGATGGTATTTCAACTGGTAAAGCTCCAGTAGCAGGTAACAAAATTATTATTGACTATCTTTCAACTGTAGGAACCACTGCAAATGGTGCAACAACTTTTACCACTGATTCTATAGTTACTGTAAATGGTGTTCAGTTTAATATAACAGTTATAACTGAAAGCAATTCAGCAGGTGGTTCATTAAAAGAAAGTATAGAATCGATAAGACAAAATGCACCTATTGCTTTTTCATCACAAAGAAGATTAGTTACTGCTGAAGATTATAAAGCCTTAATACAAACAAAGTTTGGTGCTTTTATAAATGATGTTACTTCATTTGGTGGAAATGATAATGTACCAAGAATATATGGAAAAGTGTTTGTAGGTTTACAGTTTAAAGATAACATATCAGATGATACACAACAAAATGTAAAAGATAGAATTAAAACTGAACTGACTGATAATCTGTCAATAATGTCAATAGATACAGAATTTGTTGATCCTGTTACTACTAATATGGTATTAACGACCACTTTTAATTTAGATCCTGATTTAACTGGTTCAACTCCGCAAGCGATACAAAGTTTAGTACAGAATACTATTAATAATTTTTTTACTACTAACTTGAAAAAGTTTAATAAAGTATTTAGAAGATCAAACTTATTAACGTTAATTGATGCTTTGGATCCAGCAATATTAAACTCAAAAATGGAAGTTCAATTAAGACAAGGTTTTATACCTACTTTAAATGTTTCATTAGCATATACCATTTCTTTACCTGTTACGATTGCAGAGCCTAGTGCAACTGACTATGTAGTTAGAAGTACAAATTTTACATTTAACAATCAAACTTGCTTTATTAGAAATTTATTAAGTTCAAATAAGTTACAAGTAATATCGGTAGATGGTAGCGTTGAAGTAGATAATGTTGGATCTTTCGACAGCACAGCTGGTACAATATCTTTAGTAGGATTTAAACCGACTGGATTTGAGGGTAGTAAAATAAATTTTAATGTTACACCAGCAAATCAAAACACTGTAAGACCTTTAAGAAACTTTATTCTTGATATTGATACAAGCTTGTCAACAGCTAGAGCAGTACTTGATTTTCAAAATACACAGGTTACTCTATAATGGCGATTGATTTTGCAAGTAAAAGAAGATTTAAAAACTTTCAAGTAAGAAAAGTACGTGAAGCTTTACCTGAATATTTTACAAGCGAGTTTCCAAAACTTGTTTCATTCGTAGAAAAATATTATGATTTTTTAGATTCAGCAGACGCTACACATTCATTTGGTGATGATCTAAAACAAATATTTGCTACAAAAGATATTGGTGAGATGCCAAATGAGCTGCTAAATAGTTATGTTAACGAACTTGCAGCTAATTTAGAAACTGGTGGTAACTTTACTGATACAAGATTTGCATTAAGAAGACTTGCACAATTTTTAAGATTGAAAGGTTCTCGTTTTTCAGCTGAAGAATTTTTTAGATTGTTTTTTCAACAAAAAGCAGAGATAGTTTATGGTAAAGAATCTGTATTTAACATTGGTGATTCAGCAAGTACGATAGGAACTGAATCTTTAAAATTTATACAAAATAATCAATTATTTCAAACATTCGGTTTACAAGTAAAAACACCAATCGACGTAAGTAAATGGAATGAATTATATAAAAAGTTTATACACCCTGCAGGTTTTTATTTTGAAGGACAGGTTGTTTCTGATACTGAGGCTTTGTTATCATTAACAGCACCTCTTTCAATACCTTTGGACTCTGCGGCAACTTCTGGGCCGTCGCTATCTTCAGAAGCTTTAGTTCCTTTAACTATTCCATTTGTACAAGAAACATTATTAATAGATTCAGATGGTACAAATATAAGAATTGGATTAAATCAATTAGTAAACGTTTATCAAAATTTAACGACAGTAGAATTAGAAAAGTTTTATTCAAGCATAGATGAGTTGATTGGAGTAAACTCATTTACTTTTGATGATAGTGATATTAGAGATAGTGCTGGTGGAGCAACTCCGGACTTCTCATTAGCGACTGAAACAATGGATAATGATATGTTCACAAGATATTTAAGTGATTCATCTTTCTAGTATAAATAGACTTATTAGGATTAAAAAATGACAAGACAAAATATTAATATAGGATCAGCAGCAAACGACGGTACAGGTGATACCTTACGTTCCGCTGGTACGAAAATAAATCAAAACTTCCAGGAAATATATACACAACTTGGTGGTGACAGTTCTAATTTAACTACTCAAGTTACTATAAAAGATTCAAGTGGTGTAGGTACAATAATATTTGAAGGCACGACTGCTGATTCTCATGAAACAAAATTGATAGTCGATCAGCCTACTGCAGACAGAACTGTTACAATACCAAATGCTACAGGTACTATAGTTTTAAGAAATTCAACAGATACTCTTACAAATAAAACTTTAACTACACCAATTATTGCTTCTATATCAAATAGTGGCACAATGACAGTGCCAACTGGTGGTGGTACTCTAGCAACTATAGGTGGCACTCAAACACTTACTAATAAAACATTAACATCACCAACGTTAAATACTGCAAAGATAGGAACATCTTTAAACGACGCAAATGGAAATGAACTTATAAAAGTAACTGCAACTGGTAGTGCAGTAAATGAATTAACGATAGCAAATGGTGCATCAACAACTGGACCTACGTTATCAGCCACAGGCGGTGGTGCAAACCTTAATATAATAATGACACCAAAAGGTACAGGTTCGGTTGAGTTAAATAAAGCAGCTTTTAGTTCTTCTACCATAACTTCCAATGGAGCAGCAAATACGGCAGCTACTTTCATAATAGGTGATGCAGGTTCACAATTAGATGTATCATTAGCAAATGGAACAACAGTAGGTGAATTTAAAATTTTTACAAACAAAGGTGCAGGTGCAATGCATGTTACACCAGCAAGTTTTAGAGGTTCACAAACAAAATTTGTTTTAGACCAATTTGACGGCTGTACCTGTATATGGGATGGAACAAACTGGTTCTTAGTAGGAAACCAAAGCAGCGTAACGGTATCATAAGGAATAGAATATGCCAGCAATAATTACAGATACATTTAAAAAACAATTAACGCAAACAATTTTTGATGAATCAAGACTTGACTCTGCGAGGTATTACATTGGAATTGGAAAATCAGAACCATATGATAGTGCAGAAACTGTGACTACACCAACAGATACGCCTCGTACTATTAGAAATGTAAGAGCAGGATTACAGTCAATTAAATCAGCAAGTGACGTGAGTTACGTAATACCACGATATAACTGGTCGTCTGGAGCTTTTTATAATGCTTATGACGATGACTTTGCAAGTATACCAGCTACAAATAGTTATTATGTTTTAACTGAAGATAATCAAGTTTATATTTGTTTACAACAAAGTAAGACAGCTGCAGGAGCTCCTAATGCTTCAACTGTCAAACCAACAGGTACAGGCACTAAACCAATAAAAACTGCTGATGGCTATGTTTGGAAATATTTATTTTCATTGAGTGCTACAAGGTCAAGTAAGTTTTTATCATCAAACTTTGTGCCAGTTGAAAAAATACTAGATTCATCAGACCTTGGTAGACCTTTAGCAGGATTTGAATTATTACAAGATCAAGTTCAAAATGCAGCAGTACCTGGTCAAATACTTGGCATAAAAGTAACAAATGCTGGTACAGGTTATACGTCTACTCCATCAGTAACAATTGATGGTGATGGTGTAAGAGCATCTGCAACCGCATCTTTTTCTGGAGGCGTTGTAAGTAAGATTGAAATGGATTCAAGTACAGATAGTACAATGGCCATGGGACAAGGATTCAACTTTGCAAGTGTTTCAATAAGCGCACCTGATAGTGCAGGCGGCATACAAGCAACTGCACGTGCAATAATTGGTCCTGATGCTGGATTAGGCGCTGATGTTCGTGACGAATTGAAAGCAACTTCATTAATGTTTAATACAAAACCAAATGGAATAGAAGATAGTAATTTTATTGTAGGACAAGATTTTAGACAAGTTACTCTTATAAGAAATCCATTGCATTCATCAGACAGTGCAGCTGATGGACCACCATTTACTACATCAAGCGGTAAAGTTTTAAAATTTTTAAAATTACAAGCAACAGCTAATGCTGGATTTTTAGATGCAACAATAACTGGTGGTACTAGTGGTGCAAAGGCTTTTGTTGATGAAGTAGAAAATGATAAACTATACTTTCATCAATCTGAAGAAACTGGTTTTAAACCTTTTCAAGAAGGTGAAGCCATAACTGGTGGTGGTCAATCTGGCACTTTAGTTGCAGCTGGTGTGGATGCTGATAGCGATGCATTTACCAGAGATGACGTTGAAAAACTTTCTGGAGAGATTGTATATATAGAAAATAGAGCACCAGTAACAAGAGCAGCTAATCAAACAGAAGATATAAAGGTTGTAATTACACTTTAAGGATTAAAAATGGCGACAACACTTACAAATACTACATTTAATACAAGTTTTAAAGATGATTTTGCAGATAGCGCTGGTTTTCACAAAATACTATTTAATTCTGGTAGAGCAGTACAAGCAAGAGAATTAACACAACTACAAACCATATTGCAAACACAAATTTCAAGGTTTGGTGATAACATATTTAAAGAAGGTGCAGTTGTAAAACCTGGTGGTGCCAGCATAAACCAAAAATATGAATTTATTAAGCTTAACACTACCTTAAATACATTACCACCAGATACTTCAACTTTGATTGGAACTTCATTTACTGGACAAACTTCAGGTGTTATAGTTAAAGTTTTACAAGTTGTTCCTGCCACAGGTTCAGATCCAGATACTCTTTATGTTCAATATACAAACACATCATCAGGCACTGCAGGTACATCTACAATAAGAATGTCTGCTGGCGAGGATATTAACAATGGTTCAAAAACTCTCACTGTGCAGACAACCAATACCGCAGCAAATCCTGCAACAGGCGTAGGCATATTAGTTACCTTATTATCAGGTATTTACTACGCTAGAAGTCATTTTGTTTTTACAGAAGATCAATCAAAAATAATTTCAAAGTATACAGATACTGTAACAACTAATGTTGGTTTCAAAGCCGTTGAATCTGTAGTTACTGCAGTAGACGATACTACATTATTCGATAATCAAGGTGCAACACCAAATTTAACTGCTCCAGGTGCAGATAGATATAGAATTCAGTTAACTATAGCAGAAGAAAACGAAATTGCATCAGATGAAAATTTTATACATGTCGCCACAGTTAAAGAAGGTGTAATTTATAGTGCAATAAATGAAAACAATTCTTACAATATACCAAATAAAGTTGTAGCAAAAAGAATATTTGAAAATTCTGGTGATTATGTAGTAAAACCATTTGTATCAAAATTTAATTTAGATTCAGCGAATACACATCTAAGACTAGAAGTAAGCCCTGGAACTGCGGTTGTAGATGGTTATAGAGCATCTCGAGATTTTCCAACGACTATAAGAGTACAACGTTCTACGACTACAGTTACTGTCAATAATGATGTTGTAGGAACTGATTTTGGAAACTATGTTTTAGTTGATAATAGTACGTTTGGTGATTCTGCAACACAAGGTTTGCCAAATATAAACGTATTTGAAAAATTGGATTTAAAAGACGGTCTTGACTATACAGGTAATACAATTGGTAGTGCTAGAGTAAAAGCCATAAATGAAGATGGAACTAATTTAAGATTTCACTTGTTTGATGTACAAATGAACTCTGGTAGTGCATTCCGTAGCGTAAAAAGTATTGGTACTAGCACGTCAAATTATTTTAGACCTAAACTTGAAAATAGTAAAGCAGTACTTAAGGAAACATCTAATAACTCTTCATTGTTTCCGTTACCAAGAATAAGACCAAAAGCTCTTACTGATATTTCATACGCAGCTCAAAGAAGATTTCCTGTCACATCAAGTGTGGCTGGTGAGGCTTCACTTACATTATCTGCTAGTGGCGAGAGATTTACCAATACAGATGACTGGATAATTGGAACTGATAGTGACATATATCTTGGCGCAAGCGTGTCTGGTGCAGGAAGTACGTCTGCTACCATAACAGGATTACCAGCTAGCCAAGATGTTGAAGTTCTTGCTTACGTAAATAAAAGTGAAGCTTCTATTAAAACAAAAACTCTTGCTACAAAGGCTATTAGTGTCGGCATAGATTCAGACGGAAATGGTTTAAAGTTTTTACCTTTAAATAAAGCAGATATTTTTGATGTAAGTCAAATTTTAAAAGCTGGTGATAGCAGTGTAAGTTACTTTGATAGATTTACACTTGATAATGGTCAAAGAGATAATCACTATGCACTTGGTAGACTATTGTTAAATTCAGGACAGTCTGCTCCAGCTGGTAGTGTCTTTGTTAATTTCAGACATTTTAATCATGGTGTGTCTGGTGACTTCTTTGCAGTCAATTCATATACTGGTCAAGTTGAATATGATCAGATACCAAGTTACAGAATGACAAACGGAGATAACATAAGACTTTTTAACTTCTTAGATTTTCGTTCTGTTATGGATTCAGCCGGTGAATTTTCGAATCAAGGACTTGGTGCCAGAGTCGTTGAACTTCCTCAACCAACAAGCTTAGTTACAGCTGATGTTGAGTACTATGTAGGCCGTAGAAGTCGACTTGTTGTAGACAGGGAAGGTGTAATAAGGCACATATCTGGATCTCCTGGGTTTAATCCTACTTTACCAGAAAAGCCTACAGGTACTTTAGAACTATATAATATAAGACTTAAGCCAAATACTCTAAATGACTCTGACGTTATGATGGAAAAAATAGAACATAAACGTTTTACGATGAAAGATATTGGCAGGTTAGAACAAAGAGTTGATAGGCTAGAAGAGTTTGCCACGTTAAGCGCACTTGAGGTAGACACAAAACATTTTCAAGTGCTTGATTCCGCAGGTAATGATAGAACAAAGTCAGGATTCATGGTTGATAATTTTATCGATCATACTTTTTCAGAAACAAAAGTTGTTAATAATTCTATAGAATATAGAGCTGCAATAGACATGATTGAAAATGTTGTAAGACCTGCTTTTAACGAAGATAATATAAGATTAATTTTTGATTCTGATGCATCCCCAAATGCAAAAAGAAAAGGTGATAATGTTTACATAGATTACGATGAAACACCTTATATAAATCAAGACTTAGCCACTAAAGCAATTAACATAAATCCATTTTCTGTAGTCATATACGAAGGTGTTGTAACGCTTTCACCAGCTTCAGACGAATGGCGTGATGTAAATGTGATTACAGAAAAAACTGTACCAGGCGGAACAAGAATAAGTCCTAGGCAAGCATATAACTGGAATAACTGGGCTTGGAACTGGGGTGGTGTACCAACTGAACAGTTGAATGTAGGAAGTCAAACAGGTGCAATTTCAGGAACTGTTAACAGAGTAGTAAGCGAAGAGACTGTTCTTGATGTTTTAGAAGATAGAGTTATACAATCTGCATTGTTACCATTTATGAGATCACGTAAAGTATTTTTTAAGAGTGAAGGCTTAAGACCTAATACAAGAGTATTTCCTATACTAGACGGTAATAATATATCAGACTTTGCAAGAGATGAAACGTTTCAATTTTATTCTGACACTGATTCTGATTTTGGAGATACATTAAAAGGAGCGACTGCTCATCCAGATGGCTCAACAAACTTAACGACTGATGCAAACGGTTCAGTTTCTGGATCATTCATAGTTCCAAACAACGATACATTAAAGATAAGATGTGGTATTAAACCATTTAAATTATTAGATGTTAGCGCAGATAATGAGGCAAATGCTTCAGTTATTGGTAAAGCTGTATATGCTGCCACAGGTTATATTGATGACGTTGATAGAACTTATGCATCTACTCGTGTTTTAAATGTTCAAGGTGTTAGACTTAGAGACGAA